ATGGCTGACGGCGGTGCGCGACAAGGCGCTCGCCAAGTGATCGAGAAGCGAATCTGGAAGGAAGATAATATGATCGGAATGACCCTTCGTTGCCCAGCCACGGGTATCATCGGTACCGTCGGCGCCCAGGTCGTACAGCCTGACGGCAAGGCACTGGCCCGCATCAACGACCACTGGCTTGAAGTCGAGAACTTGCGTGGCGCCTAAGCGCTTTAGGCCGGAGCACCAGGCGCTCTACAAGCATCCGGCCTGGCAACCGCTCCGCATGACGATCTTCCTCCGCGACAACTACACCTGCCAATGGCACGGCTGCGGCAAGCTGCTGATAGGGAAGGGCAAGCAATCCAACGCTCCAGTTGCTCACCACAAGCGGGATCACAAAGGCGATATCGATCTCTTCCTCGATCCAGAGAACATCATGGCAGTTTGCAATGAATGCCATGATGGCCCTATCCAGCGGCACACGAACCGAGGCTACGTGCAGGGGCACGATGAGAACGGCCGTCCGGTCGATCCCGACCATCCCTGGAACTGGAGAGCCTCATGAACGAAGATCTTGAACTTGCGCTGGCCTGCTGGCGCACCATGGCACCGCAGCCCAAGGCGCTCGTGTACGCCCATGCGATTGAGGCTAAGTTGGCGGGGCTGGAGACGAAAGAGATCGTCGTCGACCATGAGTTCGCCAACGCCATCACCCGCGGCGCGTCTATCGCGCGAGCAAAGGGCATCAAAGTAGTAGAGGGAGCGGAGGCCAGCGAACAACCGGAGGCCGAAGCCGAGCCCGTCGAAAAGCCGAGAGCAAAGACGCGGTGGAAGGCAAAGACGGTCGAAGCGTGAAACAGGGCCCGTGAAACACCAGGTACCCCCCTCAACTTTTAAAGAGGGGTCGATTTCTCCGCATCCGCGTCCCCCCTTCATTTGCACTGAAAGCAATCCGGAAAGGGGGGTAGGGTGGTCAAGGTAGTTCAACCCGCCTACGGGCGCGTCTTTCGCGATGACGAGGGCGCTGCCGAACTGGCGAAGGCGCTCTGGAAAGAGACCGTCGCAGCGCTGAAGGAAGCCGAGGCCGTGACGCTCGCCAACCTGGCGCGCGCTGACCGTTATGTCCGGGCCAAAGTTGAGTTCGAAAATCTCTATCCGACCGCTTTTGAGCAAGGCCCGGTCCTGACGGGCGAAGAGGGCGGCGAGTACTTCAATTACCGCTGGAGCGCCTGCGAGAAGCTGAACGAGCGGATGCTGAAATTGGAAAAGGCGATGTTCGGTGAAGCAGCAGTCAAAGCGAGCACGAAAAAGCCCGCCGCCGGCTCCACTGCCGCCGACGAGTTCCTTGGATCCGACAACGGCCTACGCCAGTAAGGTCGTCCAGGGTGAGATCATCGCCGGCCGGTTCGTCCGGGCCGCATGCAAGCGCCACCTCGACGACCTGGAGAATGGTCACAAGCGGGGCCTCCGCTTCGACGTCGACCAGGCCGGCAGGGCGCTCCGATTCTTCCCGGCGATGTTCACGGTCACGGCCGGGGAGAAGGTAGGCCAGCCGTTCCATTTGCTGGACTGGATGACGTTCGTCGTCGGCTCGCTCTTCGGGTGGCGCGATGCGTCCGGCACGCGCCGCTTCCGGCATGCGTGGATCGAGACAGGAAAGGGGCAAGCCAAATCTCCGCTCATGGGTGCGATAGGCCTCTACATGATCGGCTTTTGCGGTGTGAAGCGCGCCGAGGCTTACGCCATCGCCAACGACTTGGATCAGGCGAAGGTACTGTTTTCCGATGCAGTCGCGCTCTGCCGCGCCGAGATACCGGGCAAGGATGGGGAAACCCTTGAGAGCCGGCGCACGGTGATTATTCGCGGCGTCGGCGACAATGCCTGGAAGATCGAAGTGCCAGCGATGGAGGCGAAGTTTCTGCCGATGGCCTCCGGCGACACGATTTCAGGTCCGAAGCCGATCGCGGTTTTCGGCGACGAAATCCACGAGATGAAGACGGACAAGGCCATCCAGCTGTGGAAGGCGGCGACCGACAAGATGCCAGGCGATCCGCTCATGGTGCTCGGCACCAACACGCCGGCAGCTGACCAGGCCGTCGCAACGAACCTATCGCAGTTCTACCAGCGGGTGGCGGAGGGCTTGATCAACGATGACAGCGCGTTTTCGTATATCGCGCGCGTCGATGAGACAGACGACCCATTCAATGACGAATCCTGCTGGGTGAAGGCGCTCCCGGCGCTCGGGATCACCTATCCGATCGACAACGTCCGGCGCCGTGTGGAGACGGCGAAGCATATTGCCTCCGAAAGGCTGGCGACGGAGCGGCTGTATTTCGGGAAGCCGGTAGGCTCGTCGGGTTTCTGGCTGCCGGATGAACAGGCCTGGAGGGCGTGTTTAGGGCCGGTTTTGACCGAGGAAGTGAAGGCTTTTCCATGCTTTCTATCGCTCGATCTGTCACGAAAGAACGATTTGACCGCGCTTTCGGCCTGCTGGCGAGCGCCTGACGACAAGCTGACGCTCAAGACCTGGTATTGGACGACAAGCGGGGGCCTTGCTCGGCGCGAGGCGCAGGACGGCATACCATACATCGCATTCGCGGCCGACAAGTATGTGACGATCCTTCAAAGCGAGACGATCGACTACACGTTCGTCGCCCAACAGGTCGCCACGCTGCGTGCTGAGTTCAACGTCGACAGCCTGACTGTGGACCCGGCCTATATCTCGGAGTTTATCAAGGCAGCCGCCGAAGTTGGCCTTCCGGTGTGGCGGTACATGGGGCCGAAGGAGCCCGCCGGCTCCGGCCTGAAGATCGTCACCCACGCGCAGGGCACCAAGATCGCTTTTGAGGATCGGCAGCTCTGCATGCCGCACTCCATCAGCCGCATGACGGACAAGATCCTGAAGGGTGAAGTCCTGATCGAGGAAAACAAGCTGACCGACGTTTGTGCATCGAACGTGGTCCTGATCTCTGACGGAATTGGAAACCAGATGTTCGACAAGAACAAGAGCCGTGGCCGCATTGACGGCATGGTCTCGAAGGCTATGGCCGTCGGGGCGTCCAAATCGGACAAGAAGGCCAAGGGCAGCTACATGGCGCGCGGGGTGCGCGTGGCATGAAGTGGCCGTCACTCTTTCAGCGGAAAGGCCGGGACCTCAACGGCAACCGTTTCTACCAGGAATACGTCATCGAGCGCGACATCATCGCGACCGAGAAGCACCTGAAGGTCACGGCGTCGCTTGCCGCCGGCCTTCGGATCGCCGAGGGCGTCGCCGCGATGCCGATCATCACCGGTCTGAAGTCCTACGACGACATGGGCCGCATGATCCGGCGTCCCGTCGTCGAAGGCGAGCTGGCCGAGCGGCTGGGGCACAAGCCGAACGACTACATGACGCCGCTTGAATTCGTCGAATGCCTGACGCTGCATGCCGTATTTGAAGGCGTCGGCCGGGCTTACATCGACCGCGGCTATCGCGGCAAGCTGAAGCGCCTGATCCCGATCGTTGATGGGCAGGTCCGCACAGTTCGCGACCCCGAAACGGCGAAGGTCACCTATACGGGCACTATTCCTGGCATCGGCGGGGTCGAGGGCCTGACGCGCAGCGACTTCATCGAGATATCGAATCCGCGCTGGGATGATATCGAAGGCCTCGACATCACCAATGAGATCAAGAAGGTTCTAGGTCTCTCGATGACGCTGGAAGAGCGCCAGGTCGACGATGGCAAGCAGAAGGCGGTTCGCGGTTACATCACGACGGAACAGGTTCTCGGCGACGACGCAGCGGCTGCGGTTGAATCCGCGCTAAAGGACAAGCTGCCGGGAACGCCAATTTTCGACAGTGGGGCCAACTACAAGAGCATCGTCCCGACGCAAGCCGAAATGGAGCTGCTGGCGACACGCAAATTCCTCATCGAAGAGGTGGCGCGGGCCTACGGCATTCACCCGATCTTCCTTGCCCACGACGCTGCCGGCCAGTCCCTTACGCGTATTGCCGATGCAATGGACTATCACGTCACCGTCACACTTCAGCCGTGGGCGCGTCGCTGGGAGCAAGGCATCGCGTTCTCGATGCTGGAGCCCAACCAGTTCGTGAACCTCGACGAGACGCAATACTACCGCGGTGATCTCAAGACGATCGGCGAGTACGCGTCGAAGGCCCTCGGCAACAACACCGCATGGGAAACGCAAAACGATATCCGTGCCCGAATGGGGATGAACCCGATGGCCGGCGCGGACGAACTTCCGAAACGAAGCGAGGCAGGAAATGGACCTGGAAACCAAGTTCGCCAAGATTGAGGCGGATGCCGTTGCCGACGATGGGACGATCTCGGGATACGCATCTCGTTTCGGTGAAAAGGATCTCGACAATGATATCGTCGTCGCGGGGGCCTTCGCGAAGAGCATTTCCGAACGCCGACCGTTGATGCTCTGGAGCCATGATATCCAGCAGCCTATCGGCATGTGGACGAAGATTGCGGAAGACGGCGTCGGGCTGCGGGTAGACGGCAAGCTCGCGCTGACCACGGCGAAGGGGAGGGAGGTCTACGACCTTCTGAAGATGGGCGCCATCAACGGCATGTCCATCGGCTACAAGGCCATCAAAACAGGCCGCGAAGGTGCGGCCCGGCTGCTGAAAGAGGTGGCACTGTTCGAAGTGTCCATCACGCCGCTGCCAATGTTGGAGTCGGCGACGATCGATGCTGTCAAAAGCGTCAATGAAATCATTCTGGCGACGAAGTCCGGCGACTTCTCGCCTCTCAAACGTGCGGTGGAAGGTGCCTTGCGCGACGCAGGCTTCCCGGCGTGGCTGGCCAAGGCCCAGGCGGCTCTTGCGCCACAAGCTCTAGGCGATGGATCGCGCGACGCGTCCGCCTCGGAGATCGCGAAGCTGATCAGAGAGAAGTTCAGCTTCACCTAACCTTCCATCACCACAGGAGTTTAAGATGGACCTTGAAATCAAGGAAGCGCTCGACGCTGCGACGAAGGAAATCGGCGCCAAGCTGAAGGAAGTCACCAGCGAGCAGAAAGCTTTGTCGGAAAAGCTCGCCGAGCTCCAGACGAAGCAGGCGTCGGGTGAAGACATCACCGACATCAAGGGCCGGGTGGAGGACAGCCGCAAGGAACTGACCGAGCTCGGCGAGACGGTCACCGACCTGACCAAGAAGCTCAACGCCCGCCGTGACGAAACCAAGTCGATCGGACGCATCATCGCAGAGACGAAGGATTTCGGCGCCAAGATCCGCAGCCGCGAAACGGTCGAGATCAAGGATATCACGTCCGCTTCGTTCGGCACCGTGACCCTGCCGGCCGGCGTTCGTCGCCAGAACCGCGGCCTAATCGAGCCGGTCAACCAGGCGCTGTTCCTGCGCGACGTTATCCCGACGCTCGCAACGACCGCGGCCGTCCTCGAATACCTCCAGGAGACCGGCTACACCAACAATGCGGCAACTGTCGCCGCCGGTGCCCTCAAGCCGCAGTCCGACATCACCTTCGCTGCCAAGACTGCGCCGATGGTCAAGATGGCGCACTGGTTCCGCGTCAACGAGGAAATCCTCGACGACGTCGATGGCATGGAAGGATATATCAACCAGCGTGGCATCTACGGCCTCCAGCTCAAGGAGGAAGGCGAAGTCATCAACGGTGACGGTACGGCGAACCATGTCGATGGCCTGATCGCCAACTCCACCGTCTACGATCCCGATATCGTTCCCGGCATCACGCCGGCAAACGCCATGGACGACATCCGCGTGGCAATCGCGCAGGTGTCGGAGGCCGACCTTGTGGCCACCGCCGTCGTCATGAACCATCTCGACGCCGCGGCGCTCGATCTGGCAAAGGATGCCGACGGCCGCTATCTGCACCCGGCTTTCGCCGGCAACACGGCCTGGGGCCTGCCCGTCGTCCGCACCAAAGGCCTCGCGCAGGGCAAGTTCCTCGTCGGCGGTTTCGTCGGAAACACGATCCTCTGGCAGCGCAAGGGCATCGAGATCCGTCGCTCCACCGAGGACCGCGACAACTTCATCGCAAACAAGGTGACGATCCTCATCGAGGAGCGCATCCAGCTCGAAACACTCCGCCCGGAAGGTATCGTCTACGGCGATCTGACCGAGCCGACCCCGTAAGCACCCAGCGAGGGCAAGATGAAGATTGAGCAATCCGGCGAGCCGGTGGGCGAAGTCCTATCGCTTGCCCTCGCCAAACAGCATTGCCGCGTCCGTCATTCCGATGACGACGCGATACTGCAGCACTACGTCGGCGCCGCGGTGGATTGGGTCGAGCGTTCTTGTCAGCTAGTGTTTCTGGAAACTGAGTTCACCGCGAAGGGCACGAAATTCTTCTTGAACTTCAAGGGGTATCCGAATGCCGATATCCAGTCTGTCACCTATCTGGACCCGCTTGGCGTGCCCGGAACGGTGACGGACTATGAGATCCGCGACGGCGCGCTTTTCATCGAGAACGCACCGGCAATCTCGGAGGCGACGGTCGTGTTCAAGGCCGGCCTCGGTGCCGGAAACATCCCGCCCAAGCTGGTTCAGGCGTGCTTGATGCTTGTCGCAAGCTTCTACCTGCACCGCGCGGACGTCACCGCCGACATGACCGGAAGTGTCCCGATGGGCGTCAAGGCCATGGTTGCCATGCACAGGAGCTTCGCGTTCGCATGATGGATGCCGGCAGGAAAAACTATCTCGTCGTGTTCGAGAAGCCGATGAAGGTTCCGGACGGCCACGGTGGCAGGATTGACGGCTGGGGCGACCCGGTGACGGCCGATGCGTCGTTCCGTTTCCTGCGTGGTGGCGAAACGGTGCAGGCCGCGCGTCTCGCTGGCCGGCAACCCGTCGTCGTAACGGTCTATGATAATTCGCAGACGAGGGCGATTACCACCTCCTGGCGTATGCGCGATCTGCGCTCGGGCGAGGTTTACAACGTTCGATCTGGACCGGTCCCGTCGGATGATCGGCAGGATCTAGAGTTCACCGTCGAGAGTGGGGTCGCGGTATGAGCGTGTCGGTCTCGTTTCAAGACCTCGTGCTCGCGAAGCTTCTCGCATCAGCCGAGGTGGCGGCCATCGTCGGCGACCGGATCGTCGACGGAAACGATGATGATCTGGCCTTTCCGAACATCACCTTCGGGGCATCGGATTCCACGCCTGATGACGTCGATTGCATCCGTGGTCGGGAAGAAACCCTACAGATTGATTGCTGGACCCGCGATGGCGGCAAGAAATGGCCGTGTCGTAAGCTCGTGGATGCTGTGAAAGGCGCACTTCACGATGCGCAGGGCGAGCTAACTGTCGGCGTCCTCATACTGATGCGCGTTGATCTTGTTCGCGTGTTCGCTGACCCAGACGGCGTGACCACTCATGGCGTAGTCCAAATTACCGCGCTCATAGACGAGTACGCGGATGGTTGATGGCATCGCAGCACTCAAGAAGAAGCTGACGGTTACGATTCCTGCGCGGGTCGAGTCCGCCACGCGAGCCGCCATGGAGAAGAGTGCAGAAGAGCTCGTCGCCATGATGAAGCGGCTTGCGCCGGTGGATACCGGAGACCTTCAGATGTCGATCTCCTGGACATGGGGCAAAGCACCGGAAGGGGCGGCTGTCATCGCCGAAAGCAGCGAAGACGGTCGCGGCCTCAAGATCACGGTCTATGCCGGCAGCAAGCAGGCGTTCTATGCGCGCTGGCAGGAATTCGGCACGTCCGAGATGCCGGCCAACCCGTTCTTCTTTCCGTCGTGGCGCGCGCTTCGGAAGCGCATCAAGAGCAGGATCACCCGAGAAATGAAGAAGGCGATCAAGGCGGAGGGTACCTAATGGCTTGGGCAATCTTTTCGCGCACGATTCATATGAATGGTGCGCAGCGGACCCCGAAATCCCGGTTTGGCTTCATGGCGTCTCCCTCCGCGAAGCCGCAAGAATTTCCGCAGGACTTCATCGATTACGCCGTCTCCAAGGGGGCGGCGACAAAGGTTCCCTCGCCAAATCGCGAGGCGAAGCGCGCGCTGAAACGCAGCGTGCAGGCGTAAGACAATCAACCGAAACCGGGCGAAAGCCCTTCGCACGGCTGGGCGCTCCCGGCCTGCTTTCACATGGAGATGGAAATGGTCAAGCCGACGACCGAGAACTTTCACGAAATGGTCGTGGAAGTGGAATGGGAGGCCGGAAGCGGCACCTTCGCGAAATTCTGCGGCCTCACGTCGAACAATGTGAGCCGCCAGTCAAACATGAGCACGTCTGAGGTGCCCGCCGATTGCGATGACGAATCCAAGCCGTCGAACCTTGAGCGGGCGGTCCAATCGCAGGAGCAGACCGTCTCCGGAACCGGAGTATGGGCCGCCCAGAGCAATGGCAAAGCACTGCTCTGGTGGAGGTCCGGAACGACGAAGCTTGTGCGTATCGGGCATATGAACGCGGCCGTCGGTGACCCCGAATACGAGACCGGACCCGCCTATCTTACGCAGCTCAACAACTCGCGTGAGAAGGGTCAGAAGGTCACGGCCGAAATCCAGATCGAATTCGACGGCCTGCCTGACATCACGGTCAAGGACGCCGGCCCCTGATGCGCGCCGCCGAAACCATTATCTGGGCCGGGGGCGAGCATCGCTTCCGGCTCGGCATCGGCGAGCTTCGGGCAATCGAGCAGGCTTGTGACGCCGGCGTGTCCGTCGTTCTTCTGCGTCTTCTCGGATCCCAATGGAAGCTGGACGACGTCCTCGCACCCATACGGCTTGGCCTGCTCGGCGGCGGCATGCCGGATGCCGAGGTGCGCGCCACCATGGAGCGTGTCACGGGCACCAGCAGCCCTTTCGAACTCGCCGTGAATGCGGCCGGGATCCTGAAGCGTTTCATCATGTGGGAAACGGATGATGCGCCGGGGGAGCAAGAGGCGGGGGCGGATCAGAACCAAACCCGCTCCCCAACGGACGGACCCGGTGGTCCGGATACTACCGCGGCGGAGCCGTGATGGGCTTTTCGCCCCACCAGGTCGACGACATGACGACGTGGGAGTTCCACCACTGCCTTCAGGGTTTTGAGGACTTCCATTCGACCGAAGAAAAGCCGGCGCCCGGGATGGATGACGACCGGCTGGCCGAACTGGGCATCGAGGGGTTCGAAGGCTAGTCGTCCGTTGAACGTGACGCCTTTCTGGCTTCGACACGATCAAGAAAGTCTTTGCGTTTTTGCGCTCGCACTTCTTTGCGGCGCGCCCGTTCCACCTCCGCCTCTTTCGCAAGTGAGGCGGCCAGCTGCTTCGCCTTTTCGAGGGCTAATTCAGAGTCTCGTTGTTGTTTTGCGAGCGAGAGGCTGGCCGCGACAGATGATTGGTAGGCGGTGTAGCCGTAATGCGCACTGACAGCGATTACGCAGATGCATGCCGCCGCGACGAGAGCTTTAAGTATCGAGTTCATGACGCCTCCATTGGCATCGTCGCACGCCTACCACGTATTTCAAGATGAGAAATCTTCAATATGGCAGCGAATGACGACACCGCACGCCTGCTCGTCTCTATCGAGGCAACCCAGCGTCGCTTCGAAAAGCAGATGGCCGCCATTGCCAAGTCGGGTGCGGACACGGCCGGCGGTATCGAAAAGCGCTTCCAGCGATCGAATGACAATGTCGCGCGCGGGTTTCAGACGGCGGGCAAAAAGGTCGAGCAGTCGCTCGGCGCGCAGCGTGCTGCGGTTTCCAACCTTTCCTTCCAGTTGAACGATATCGCGATGGGGCTGGCGTCGGGCACCTCGCCCTTCACGATCATGGTTCAGCAGGGCAGCCAGGTTGCGCAGGTGTTCAACGGATCGGGTGGCGGCCTCATCGGCGCCGTCAAGACGCTCGGCGGCGCACTGGCGCAGGTCGTCAACCCGGTTTCGCTGGCCTCGTATGCCCTCATCGGCCTGACCGGCGTTGCCGTGCAGTACATCACGACGCTCAGCACCGGTGTGCCTGACGTCGACGAATTTCTGAAAGAGCACGGCGAGGTCATCAAGTCGTTCGAGGCCGCATGGGGCGTGGCCGAGAAAGGCGCCAAGCAATACACGGAGGCGGCGCGGCAGATCGAGTTGCAGAAGCTGCGCGACGAGTTTGGCAGCACGCAGCAGGCGATCGACGCTCTTGCCGGCTCGCTGCGCGATGAGATCCTGAGCGGCGAGACAGCGAAGATCCTCGGCGGGTCGACAAAGAGCGTTTCCGATTTTAGCCGTGCGCTCACGCTCCTTGAGCAGGACATCCCCGACTTCCGCCAATTCTCGATCGAGATGGCGGCCATCGCCGGTATGACCGGCCTGCCTGAGCCCATCCGACAGCTCGCGACTGAACTTCGGCTGACGGCGCAGGAATCGATCCCGCTGCAGGAGCATCTTGAAAAGGTCGCAGGCCATCTCAAGGTGGTTCGGCTCACCGGGGAGCAGGCGCGCGAAGCGTTCGCCGCGCTGACGGCCCAGGCGCTCGGCCTCGGGACGGATGGTGGTGGCGCCGTAACCTCTGTCGCCGGCAAGATAAAGTCGGACTTGATCCCCGCGACCATCGACGCGATCCAGAAGCTGGCCGAATACGCGAAGAACTATCGCTCGCTTCAGGACCAGGTTAACCAGTCACCGCTCGGGCAGCTTTCGCCGGTATTCTCGGGGGGCGGCCAGTTCCTGAACCCGGATCAGCTCCAGACATTCCGCGCAAGCGAAGAGCGGTACAAGGTCGCCGGCGAGAGTGCAGCAGCCTCGATGGTGAAGGGGTTCGAAAGCTTCATTTCGAAGGCGAAGTGGGATGTGAACGCCTATCGCGTCGGCTTCGGCTCCGACACGGTCACGCGCGCCAATGGCGTCATCGAGAAGGTGACGAAGGACACCGTCGTCACGCTGGAGGATGCGCAGCGCGATCTTTCGCGCCGTCTCGTTGAGTTCCAGGACGGCATCCAGACGGCGATTGGCGCTGATACGTGGCGTTCGCTGAATGATGCGCAGCAAGCCGCATTGACGTCGATCGCCTACAATTACGGCTCGTTGCCGAAGCGGATCGTTGAAGCCATCCAGAATGGCGGCGGGCCGGAGGCGGTTGCCAAAGCGATTTCCTCCCTGGGCGCGGACAATGGCGGCATCAATCGCAACCGGCGTCAGCGGGAGGCGCAGTCCTACCTTTCGGGCAGCGGCCTTTCCCTCAAGGATGCTGGCATCGGCGGCCGTTCGCCGTCGGATATTTTTGCTGGCGACGTCCAGCAGGTGCAGGCCCGCATCGAGGCTCTGAAGGCTGAATATGCCGCACAGGCCACCCTGAACCCTCTGGTCAACGATTACGGCTATGCGGTTGCCAAAGCGCGGATCGAGCAGCAGCTCCTGAGCGAGGCTCAGAAGGCCGGGCTGGAAATCACGCCCGCGTTGCGCGAGCAGATCGCTGGGCTTGCCGAAAACTATGCTCGCGCAACGGTTGCCAGTGAGCAGCAGAAAGAGGCTCAGCAGCGTCTGAATGAACAAATGAAGCAGCTTCAGGGGCTTGGCAAGGAAGTCATGTCCGGCTTCCTTTCGGATCTGCGCAACGGCGCATCCGCCTCCGAGGCCCTGTCCAACGCCCTGAACAAGGTGCTCGACAAGCTGATCGATATCGGCCTCGAAAGCCTGTTCTCGGGTGGCTTGTTCGGCGGTGGCAAAGGTGGGCTGCTCGGCGGTTTCCTGATCCCCGGCATTCTGCACAAGGGTGGTGTGGCGGGCAGCGATGGCTATGGCCACGGCCGCGCGGTGTCGCCTTCGGCCTTTACGGGCGCCAAGCGCTACCACAAGGGCGGTATCGCCGGCCTCCAGCCCGGCGAGGTCCCGGCGATCCTTCAGCGTGGCGAGGTCGTGTTGCCGCGCGGCACCAAGGCCGGTGGTTCGCAGGCCGTGCATGTCACCGTGGGCGTTTCGACCGACAACAATGGAAACCTGATGCCCTTCGTCGAGTCTGTCAGCGACAGCCAGGTGAAGAAGGCCGCGCCTGGAATCGTGAACGCTGCGAGCCAGCGTGTAGTGCCCACAATGGCGGCATTTCAGAGCAATAAGGCAGGTGCGGAATGGCGATCATAGTCTGGCCGCACTGCCAGCTTCGGCCGCAGCAGATGGCGGTGAACCTCGTTCCGTTCACGCGCTCCGGTGGCACCACGCTTGGCGGTATCAGCACGGCGGTGCGGACGGATCTCGGCTTCTGGAAGATCGATTACGCCGGGATCGTCATGCAAAACCGGAAACGGGAGCAGTGGCAGACGTGGCAGGCCATCCGCCAGATGCTCGCCGGCCGCTCCGGCCTCATCGCCGTGCCGGTGCGCGCCTCGCTGTCGGCGCCCTATGCGTCCGGCGCGTTCGAGGACGCGCCGGAGGTGCCGCATTCTGACGGCTCCACCTTCAGCGATGGCACGAAGTACGTGCAGGGCGCGATCTCCATCGTGACGGTGGGCGTGACCCCGATTGGTGCGACGACCATTCGACTGCGTATCATCAAGGGTGCGACAAACCTCGTCGGCGTGCGCTTCAGCTACAAGCATGCGCTTTACGAGACGGGCCCGGTGATCAGTATCGACGGCGATATCTGGGAGGTTCCTATCTCGCCGACTGTTCGCGAGTTGATCCCCGCCGGCGCTGATCTGGAATTCGATCGGCCCACGTGCCTCTGCCGTCTGTCGGATGATCGCGGCATGGACGTCGTGCAGGATGCGATCTCCAAGAACGCCAGCCCGAATGTCAGTTTTGTTGAGGCGACGGATTACTGGAACCGTCTCGCGTTGGGGCTCATCTGATGGCATCTCTTCGTATTCTCGTTGACATCACCTTGCCGGATACGGTGCTGCGCCTGTGGGATGGCTCCGGCGGATCGTTCATTGACGATGACGGCAATATCTACCGCGCGGCCCAATTCACGGAGGACGCGCTGCAGAACATCGAGGCCGCCATCAACGGCGAGGCCTTCACGCTCTCGCTGTCCCTGATCAACATCGACACCTCCACTGGCGATGCCATCTGGAACTATGACGAGACGATCAGCGTCGTCGGCTCCGCCGTTGTCATCAAGATACAGGAGCTCGACGACCGTGAGCAGATCGTCGGCCAGCCCGACGTGAAGTTCACCGGCACGATCGACAATATGAAAGTGGCGGACCAGTCGAGTGAGGAAAGTTCGACGTCCGTCGTGACGATCGATGTCGTGAACGCCTTCACGCTGCGGGTGCTGACAAGCGGAGCCGTCCTTTCCGATGTGGACCAGAAGGAACGGTCGCGGCTTCTCAACCCGTCCGCTCCGCCGGATCGATTCTGCGAGCGTATTCCCGGCCTGCGCGACAAGAAAATCCGATGGCCGAACTGGTAGAGCGGAAGCTGGCAGCCTTCCTGGACGCCTACGCGCACGAGCCGTGGACACCGGGCGGCAAGGTCGACTGCTGCCTGATCATCGCAGAATGGGCGATGTGGCTCGGTTATCCAGACGCCGCGGCGCACCTGCGCGGTGCTTACGAACCCGGCCAGGGGCAGATCGATATCCTCGCCGCGAACGGCGGGGCTGTCACCATCATCGCGAGTTGCGCCCTTTCCATAGGCGCAAAGCCAGCCGCCGAACCGCGTTGCGGAGATTTCGGCGTCGTTGGCAGTCTCAAAAACATCACCCGCCAATTCGGCGTGATCCACGATGGCGACGGGTGGCTGACCCGTGCGCCGGATGGGTTCAAGCGCATCACGGCTCGCCCGCTGGCGGCCTGGAGACTGTAATGGGCATTCTTGAATCGCTAGCGCTGATTGTCTCGTCGTTGGCTACCACGACCCTCGCAGCTAACGTTCTCTATCTAGGAACGTATGCGCTGGCGATCGGCGGCGCATACCTCGCCTCGACGTTGCTCGTGCAAAACCCCTCGATCCCCAAGCCGGAGGATGGGAGCTACAACCTAAAACAAAACGTGCCTGCCCTTCCGATTGTCTATGGACGAGTGAAAAAAGGCGGGGACTATGTCTTCCTTGAGGAGCGCCGTGGGCGGGCATATCACGTCATGGTCTGGTGCGGCCGGCGAATTGGCGGGTTTGTAACCCACTATCTGCATGACGAGATCGCGACATTCAACTCCGACGGGCGCCTTACGTCACCACCGCACTTCATCAAGGACGGCTATGCCTACGTGAACCTTCGCACGCGGCTGGGCCTGGACGCTGAAGCCGCCTACCCGGAGGTCGTCGACCCGTTTTCGCCAGCGTGGACGAGCAATCATCGCGGCGACGGCCTCGCGTCCGTGCATTTTTCCGCGTTCACGCCGGAAGACAAGTACTTCATGAAAATCTTCCCCAACCAGATGCCGGAGCACTCGGCAGTTGGTGATGGGGCGCTTCTCTACGATCCTCGCAAGGATTCCACGCAGGCGGGCGGTTCCGGCTCGCACAGGTGGTCGGACCACAACACGTGGGAATTCTCGCGCAATCTCGCCCTGATGCGGCTCGATCATCTTGCGCAGCCATTTGGCGGCAAGCTCGGCTACGCGCGCATGCATATGCCGGACTGGATGAATGCCGCCAACGTCTGCGACCAGCTTGTGACCAACCGTACCGGCGGGAGTGAGCGGCGGTACCACGGCGGCATGTGGTTCCGGACCAACAATGATCCGGTCGAGGTCGGGCGCACGCTCGACGAAGCTGCGGAGATGATCGTCTACGAGCGGAACGATGGCAAGATCGGCGTCCATGCCGGGGAATTCGTGGCACCGGACATTCGCCTGACAGAGGACCATATCTTCGCGATCGAGGTCGACAAGAACAAGCGGAAATCCTCGACGGTTCTGGCTGTCCGTGGTCGCTATGTGAACACGGCGAACCACTACAACACCGAGGACGCCGCGCTTTACGGCGATCCCTATGGTGAACTCGACGAGACCGAGAGGACGCGGACGTTCGAGAACGTCGCGATCCAGTCCCACAACCATTGCCAGCGCAAGCAGAAGCTCACCTTCATCCGCGCGAATGCTCGGCGGGTGGTTATTTCCGCCGATTACAGCGCCGCGAAGAATTGCGCTTATCGCCGGTTCATCCGCGTCCATTACCCATCGCGCGGGCTGGTGGAGGCCACGGTGGAAATCACGTCGACGGTGTCGATCGACCTGCGCAACATGCGGGTGAGTTTCAGCGGCATTATCGTTCCCGAAAACCTCTACGCCTTCAACGCGGCGACGGAAGAGGGGACGCCTGGAAACGCTATCCCGGCTGTTGGAGCGGATACTGTCCCCGTCCCGGTAGGTTTCACCGTGGAGGTCAGGAACGAGGTGATCAGTGGCGGGTCCACGGCGGCCTACATCTTCGGGCAGTGGACGGCATCTGGCGAGAACCTTCGTTACGAGATGGAATATGAGCGCACAAGCGGGTCAACGGGCGTCCAGTCCGTCTACGAGTCGAACGGGGCGAACTTCCTGCGTTCTGGCTATCTGGTCGATGGCCAGCAATACCGCGTGCGCCTGCGGGCATGGGGAGGCGGAACGCCGTCAGACTGGACCTCGTATCTGCTGGTGACTGCGACGGCCGATCCCGTCGCTCCAGGTGTCGTGACAAGCCCGAGCCTCGTTGGCGGCGTCGGGCAGGTGACGTTCAATTGGACGGCGCCCAACAGCGCAAACTACTTCGCATCGAGGCTCTTCCTGAACACCGTCAATTCCATGACGGGCGCAACGCTCGTTGGAACTGAGTATGGCTCGCCGGCCGCGCCGGACAGCCGTCTGATCAACGGACTTACCGCCGGCAGTTACTTCGGCTTTATCGTGGCCATCAATACATCCGGCGTTGCCGCTGCAGCGGTGGCTACCGGCAGCGCCACCGTCACCTGAAATTATCCCGACATCCGATCCGAACCCGCCATCGACAGCGGTCGGCACATCTATGGAGACCAGCATGGCAATTTCAGGCCGTGACGTTTGGCGCGATTACGTAACCGACGGTGTTCCGTCGTCGGGCAATAACGATCCCAGGAAAGCGGAGATCCGCCAGTGGGCGGACTGGATCGAACAGATCATCACGGCGTTCACCTCGACCGGCGGCCTGATCTATGACACGCGCGCGCTCCTTTTTGCCGACCTCGCCAAGCCGGCCAATTCCATGGCATGGGTCATCGGCGACAGCACGGCTGCCTATAACGGAATCTACAAGAAGGTTGGCGCTTCCGGCTCCGGTTCCTGGACCCGCGTTGCCGACCTGCCGTACAGCTTCATCGTTGCGTCGGATGCTGGCGCCGGCACGGCAAACGCCATTCAGGCGACGTCGTCCCTTCCGATCTCCGGCTCCGCGCTCGTCTTGCTCAATATTTTTCGAGACAACGGCGCCGGGCCGACGACGGTGCAGTTCAACGGCGGGCCCGTCTACACGATCAAGACGAACAGCGGCAACGACCCGGCCGTCGGTGGATTGACAGCCGGCATGCTTGTGCTGGGGCGGGTATCCGGATCCACGTTCCGCTTGGTCAGCGATCAGGTGTCCTCTTCCATTATCGCTCAGGCTGAGGCTTGGGCCCAGCTTGCCAGTGAAGCGGCAGATGAGGCCAGGTCCTACGCCGAGGGCCTGAACATGCCGCCCGTGACGTCCTCAGACGTCGGCAAGCAGCTCGTTGTCGCTCCGGGACCTGTTCTTCAGTATCAGTTTCCGCCTCCTCCGCCGAGTAGCAGTGTGAGCTCTATCGTCGCCCTTAAGGCCGTTGCAGCGCCGAGCGCAGGGATGAGCCGGTTTTTGTCGCAATCCGGCCGTGCGGGGAACTTCATATTCAGGGCGGGGGATTACTCGGCCCAAGTAGCAGCCGACACACTCAACGGAATGTACATCAAGGCCGACGACGTGGCGGCGTCGTCAGGGGCGTGGGTGCGTGACTTTGACGGCGAAAATTGGGATCCGCGTTGGTTCGGGGCGGTCTGTGATCAAGCCACCATCGATTCCGCGGTCTACCCTGTCATGATTTCGCTTATGTCAAACGGGCACAAAATCCGGATGCCAATCGGCCTGAGTGCCGTCAACGCGTCGATCGTGATCACTAAGGAAATATCAATAATCGGTGCTTCGAAAGGGCGAAGCGGCTTCTATGCGACCGGACTGGCGCAGGATGTCGCGATACTTGACTACCAGGGCAGCACAGGCGCACGCATTCAGAACATCAAATTGAAGAACTTCATGCTGCGCTCTGACAACAATCTCGCGCGTGGCTTCGGTCTTACGTGGGTAAACACATCGCAAATCGCTGACATCTATTTCTACAATCTGTATCGCGGATTGACCGGGAACTATGCCTGGTCAAACAATTTCTCCGGCATTCGGTGCTACAACATCACTCGCGACGCTGTCCTGTTCGCTATGGAATGCAACCAAGCAACTTTCGTGGGCTGCGCTTTCTCAGGTGAGAACGGCGTCCGCGTTACAGGCAACACAGCCGGCCTCTGCTTTACAAACTGCGATTTCGAGAACATCACGTCGACCAGTGGCGCGGGCATCCATCTGGCGCCTACCACGGGGAACTTCATTGACAGCGTTACGGTGAATGGGGGGTATTGGGAGGCCATCAAGGGGTATGCAATCGCCTGCTTCGGTGTAGATGCCTTCAGCGTGCGCGGCCTTGATGTGCGCGCGGCATATTTTTATGGAGGATATGCTGGCAAGTTCTCTAGCGCGTCCGGGAATGCACAGTACGGGATGGTCTTGAACAATTTGAGCGGTTATGAGATCGCAGCCTGCGTTTTCAGGGACTGGCAGACATCGGCGTTCTACACGAACAATAGTTCGAAGAACGGCCGGCTGACCCTAAACCCTCTGGTTTCCACACCCGGCCTGACGACGGGATCATTCCCGGCCAGCGTCACTATTACTGCAGCGGTTTAAGAAATCTCGGCGAGGTGCGCGCGATCAAGCCGGACAGGGGATATCACGAAGGGCTTGCTCGAGTGCTTCGACAGAGGCCACGATTTTTGGCCCCCATCCAGACCACGAAGTAGAAGCTAAGGAAGAACGCCAGTACGGTCGCGACAGACCCTCGGTAAGCGGCGAGGGTGTCATCGACTACCACCGGCCGCACATTCGCAAGGTCGATGATCCAACGCGATAATGCCTGTTCTTCCGCCTTGGCAGCGGATAGGGCCGCGACGACTTCCTTAACTTGGTCGGCAGATTCAGAGGGGTTCGCAGCGATCCTTTCAAGAGCGGCACGCGAACCGCCGTGGCTGCCTTTCGTTCCGAGAAAATCGAGTGGAACGAACATGCAGGGGGCTGGTTAGGCGACGATTTTGCGTCATGCTCCGGCGCTACAGAGGAGTGATTGCGAGATGGCCATGCAGTTATCAAACGACGCACGGATACTTCTGTTTCTGGAGCATCTAAGCGAGCATGAGTTTACAGGTTTGCCGCTCAACGTGGGTCTGAAGACCGCGATCATTACACGCAATCGTGGTTTGGTTGAGTGGAAGGACGTCGGCCAGGGCAAATGGGCCTTCCGCTTGACCCCAGATGGCAGGCAAGCACGGGACAACATGCGTCTCGACACCGGCCTCCGCCGACGCTGACCGTCTTCCATCTCACTGATGGTTTGTTTCCTCTCTGAGCAGACCGCTCATGGAAGCCGAATCGCCTCGTTAAACGAGACAACCTCGACAATCGTACCTGCCTCATCGGCTATTTCGAACCATCGACCGTCAACGGTTTGGCCACGCGACATGGCCTGGGACAGAGCATCCCTTATGGCCGCGATTGCCCCCGAACGTGCGAGCGCGCTCGATCCGAATTCCAGCCCCTCCTCGTCAGGTTGGAAGTTAAACGCAGTCCTGATGTGGAAAAAGAACTTCGGCACAGTGCCACCTCTTCTCAAACAGCCAGGAGAAAAGGGGCTGCGTCGGCGCAAGCGGCTGCTGCGGACCCCGACGCGTTCATGCACCTACAAACACCGAGCCTACCAGTTTGTTCCTCGACGTTACATCGCTCATTGGAGCCAAAGGGCGACTACCCGAGCGAAGCGACGCCCGTGTCATGCCGGTCTCACGGCAACATCACCCCAACGAAGGAATCCTCCATGAACCGCTCCGCATTTTACGCGTCGGTGCGCGAGCGCGCGCCCGGCGTTTTCGGCACGTCCATCAGCCAGAGCCAGGTGCAGGGCACCGAGGCCATCCTTGACGAGGCAGAGCGGCGAGGAACGCCACTTCGGCAACTGGCCTATATCCTCGCCACCGCCTACCACGAATCCGCCCACACCATGCAGGCGGTGCGCGAGACGCTAGCCAAGACCGATGCAGGCGCGATTGCCGCGCTGGAAAAGGCTTGGAAGACCGGCCAGCTGACTTGGGTGAAGACGCCCTACTGGCGCAAGGACGCGGACGGCAAGTCGTGGTTCGGCCGCGGGCTCGTGCAGATCACCCACAAGGCCAATTACCAGAAGCTCGGCCTGCTGATCGGCGTCGATCTCGTGAAAGATCCGTCGAAGGCGCTGGAGCTTTCCACGGCAGTCCAGATCCTGTTCGTTGGCGTGGAGCTCGGCAGCTTCACCGGCAAATCGCTCTCCGACTACATCAGCGACGGCCGGGCCGAGTACGAGGGCGCGCGCCGAATCGTGAACGGCACGGATAAGGCCGCGCTGATCGCCGGCTATGCGAAGGCCTTCGAGCGCGCGCTTGTGGCGGCAGGCTACAGCCCGAAAAAGCCTTCTCCGGGCACTACCCCGAAACCCTCGGAACCCAGCACCTCCAGCGCGAAAGAGCTCGGTTTGGGCACCGCCCCCGAATGGGGGCCAGTCTCGCCCGGTACGGCCGCTGCCGGCGCCGGAATCGTCGCCCTCATCGCCGCTGCCGGCGCCTATCTCTCCAACCTGCCGTGCTCTTGGTTCGGCTTCCTGTGTGGGTGATCATCATGAAAGCGCTTGTTTCGAAGCTCGCCGTGGCGCTCGCCCGCTGGCGCACCTGGGTCGTTAACGGCCTTCTCGCTCTTGCCGTTGTCGCGCCGGAGCTCGCCAACTCCCCCGAAATCCTCGCCATCGTTCCGCGCGAGTGGCAACGCTGGTTCCTGGCCGGGGTCTTCCTGCTCAATATCTGGATGCGTCCGCGCCCTGCGGTGCTTCCGGGAGATCCAGAGGTACAGATGAAGAGGGCCGAGCCGAAATGATCAACCTCTTCGGCAAGGTGCTCGGCTGGCTGACCGGCGGCACGCTCGACCGTATCCTTGATACCGTCGACCATAAGCTCGACAACGAGACGTCGCGCGAGCGGATCAAGGCGGAGGCCGTCCAGACCTATGTCACGGCGCAGGCTTCCGTCCTCGCCGGCCGGGGCTGGTGGTTCCCGCTTTTCTTCATCGCGCCGCTCGGCCTGTGGTTCGGTTCCGTCTGCCTCTATTCCGTCCTGTGGTGCGCGCGGTGCGCCTATCCGCAGGATTGGACCATCGCCGCGCTGCCAGCCCCCTTGAACGATTGGGCCGGCGCAATCATCGGGTCTCTTTTCCTCGCGAAGACCGGCGAGCAGATCATCGCGAAATGGAAATCGAAATGACCTCACTCAAGCCCGTCGAAGCAGCCTGGCAGCGATTCGGATCCATGATCAACACAGTGCTCATCGTGGCCGCCTTGATCGGCCTGATCTGGAAGGGCGGGGCCTACACCCAGCAAGTGGAGGCGGATATTACCAAGAACGCCGCCGGCATCGACCGAGTGGAGCGTGAGCAGGGAGCAAGGTGGACCGCCCACGATGCGCTTCACAAGGACCGCCTGGCCGACGTGAAGGCCAACGAGGCGCGTACTGACGAGCGGTTCAAGGCGATTGAGGGCGAGGTTCGCAAGATCGAGCGGCTTGATTATCGCCTGACGGTCACCGAGCAGACCAGCAACACGACGGCGAACGCCATTAAGGAACTGCAATCGACCTTGAGCGAGACGTCCGGGGATTTGAAGGTGGTTCGAGAGATATTGCAGCGGCTGGAGGCGGCGCAGCGCCGTGGTGTCGATCGGCAGTAGATGTGAGTATTTCGGTCTCCTCAGTACTGAGGAGGCTCTTCCTCTTCCTCTTCCTCGCCCTCGTCGGCGGGGAGATATCCACGCTCGATCAACCAGTCTCGGGCTATGACCGCAAGCGCTTCCTCGCGCGTGATGTCTTGCTCCAGGGCAAAGCGGTCTAGGTCACCGACTCATAAGTGCGCAGCCATATTCGTAATGCGGCGAGTTGGATGGATGCCAGGAAGTTGTCGTCGCGTTTGTCATACCGGGTTGCAACGGCTCGGAAGTGTTTGATCTTGCTGAA